CACCACCGAGGCCGTGACCACCCTGCCGTAACAGGATGATGAGCAAAGAGTATCAAGCGCCTTCTGGCGCCGAGCACCCGATCACCCCACCGCCTGAGCTGCGTCGTCTCTGGGCGCAACAAGCACAGCGCATGGATCCAAAAGATCCAATTGCCTGGCAAGAGCACATTGCCACTCAAGCCGCCCGCTGGGGAGCTGACCAGGAGCTTGAGGCGTGCTGTGAGTGGCTGGTAAATGAAGGGTGGTTCTGCTACGAGCACGAAGCAGTGCAGGATCTCCGCGCCGCCCGCCGCCCCAAGCCGCCGACCTTGAAAGAGCAGGCGCTGAAGGCGTTGCTGGAGGTTGACGGGGCTGATCATCCGGTTCCGGTGTTGGTCCTACCGATAGAGGACGCCGTTGTGATCCGCCGCGCACTGGAGCAACTCGATGACTGACATCTCCTCCGCTGCCCGCGCAGTCCTGACAGCAGTGACATTGAAGAAATACGACGTGCCACCAGAAGGACTGCCTGACTTTGCTGAAGAGATGGCGCCGCTGATTGCCGCCGCCCTGCGGGCTGCTGCGCATGAGGTCGCGCCTTTCCCTGGCCGCTATCCCATGAACGAATACATGGAGGGCTTCAGGGAAGCCAAGCAAAGTGTGCACCACCAGCTCCTCGCCATCGCCGCCGAGCTGGAGGGTGCCCCGTAGTGTGCAGGTCTACTGGCCGCCGCCCAAGCCAGGCATCTCTGGCGGCGGTGGCAGCAGGGCGCAGCCGTCGTCCCACGGCATCACGTCCACCGTGTCGAACAGCGCGGGTGGCAGCAGGGCAAAGCCCTCGGCATAGAGGCCGCCGGTCGCGGCTTCGCGCAGCACATCAGCGCACACCAGCCAGCGGCCATCGGTGAGCTGCACAGGGGCCACGCGGTCGCGGGCATCAGGGCGTTGCGCCTGCGCGGCAAGCAGGGCGTCATAGGCGTCGTCGCCAAAGACCAGGGCAAGCGCCTTGGCTTCGGCATCGGTCATGCCGGCAACGGTGGGCAGGAGGTCAGCGAGAGTCATGATCAGGGAATGGCGGTAGCCAGGGCGGACATCAGGGTGGTGAGGCGAGTGTCGAGCAGGGCAAGGTCTACGGCCTCGCCGATGGAGTAGAAGGAGAGGCGGGCACTGCTGAAATAACTACTGCCGCCTGATCTATCAAAGACAAAATACTTATTGCCGGATGGAGTCCCCGAAGTAGATGAGTTTGAGCTAGTCGAGGATGCTACTCTAATTAAAATTGTAGTTGACGATGCTCTTGACACCCCTACAACGCCAGTAGCGGAACTGGAACCTAGGGCTGTTCCAGCGTCTCTAGAGAAGAACCTATAGCTAGACCCCAAAATATCCATGCCCGTCATTCTGTTATACGAAGGCGGATTGGCGGATCCCAGCAACGATCCGCCGGTTGTTCCGGCTGTCTTGTAAACACTGACATGGCTATTGTCTTGCGGATCTGTTGAATCCAGCCTATTGCTATCTAAATATTTGCTGTAGCCATTGCCAACCAAGCCCGTCTTTCTGTTGTAATCGCCGCTGACGAAGTTATAGTTTGTAGGTGCTGTGCCAGCAAGTGGAACCAATGCTCCAGAAAGGGTGCGCGCACCGGCAAGGATGCAAGACGCCTTCAGCGCACTCCAGGTGCCATCGGCCTTGCAGCCCACGATGAAGTCATTGATGGCAGTCTTGACGCCGCTCTCCAAGCTCTGGCCGTCCGCCGCTTCAACCGCAGCGAAATACGTCGTGGCGTCGGCGTCGTAGCTGGGGCCTGCCGCCACTGCAGCCACAGCCGCACCCGTGACGCTGTTGCGTGTAACGCGCAGTCTTGGCATCAGACCAGCTCGGTCAGTTCCAGCGTGCCGCTGGTTGCTGCATCGCGGATGATGGCAATGTTGGCGCCAAGCGGCACCGCCAGATCCAGCCGCTCGCCGCTGGCAATGAAGTGGCTGCTGGTGGTCGCTGTCTGCGAGCTGGTGCCAATCGCGTAGCGGATGTCAGCCGTCACCGCTCGCATCGTGATCCGTTTGCACGTACTCGTCAGCGCCGTGTTGGCACTGCTGGCACCCGCCGTCAGCTTCCGCGCCACACCCGCCTGACCCAGGGGCTCGATCGGCAGCGCATTGGTGGCCGTGACGCTCTGCTCAACGCCGCTGGCATCGTTGAACGCCAGCCGTACAGACGCGTCACCAGCGCCAGGAAAAACAGCCATCTACAGGGGTCAGTGCTACCCCAAGGTTTCCGCGTCCTACGGATACGTCTCAGGGTTGGTCTGCAGGTCCACCCGCATCTGGTGCCGAGGCCCCACGCTCTGCGGCACGTTGATGCTCACCGCATTGCTGCCCGGCCACGCCCAGATCAGCTTCCCGGCTGCCTCCTGCAGGCTGGCCGTCATGTCCCAATCCACCAGATACAGCGTCCAGCGGTTGATGGCCTGGCCCTTCTGGTAGCTGGGGATGGCCTGCAGTTCCGGGTCGCGCAGGATCACCACCTCCATGCCGGTGACGGTGGTGCCGGCGGGCAGGCTCTCGCCGCTACCGCGCACCGAAATTGCCGGGGTGGTGCTGCCGTTCGCCAGCGTGTAGGTGCCGATCAGGCTGCTCAGGGTTGCCGCGATCGACGTTCGCAGGGCGAGGATGTCCATGTTCCGAGGTTTCCCCGCAGACAAGCAGCAGTCCTGCTTCTAGCCATCCCGCCAGCGGACGCTTCGGTACCTGCACCGCATAGGTGGCAAGGTTGCGGTCAATGTCGCGCAGGGTGACGGTGCCATGGGCGCAGCCGGTGGTCATCACCAGCCCGCCCCGAATGTTGCGGCCCTCCCAGCTGGGGGCCAGCACCCACACCCGGCCGTCGTCGCTGCGCAAGGCCCGCACCGGTGGCACCTGGGCGCTCTCGGTGGCACTGGCCAGCACCTCCGTCCAGGCCGCCAGCAGCACCGGCGGCGCTTGGTCTTCATGCCGCAGCGCCAAGGCCACAGCGGCCACCTCCGGGCTGAGCTGCGCCTGCTGCGCCTCGCGCTCGCGGAACAGCGCAAAGTCGGCCGGCGCAAACGCCTTGCCCTTTTTGGGGTCGCGGTTGATGTTGGCGGTCAGCGCCGACAACGAGGCCACCGGCAGCTCCTGCAGTGCCATCTCCTCGCGCTTGAGCTTCTGCAGTGCCTTCCAGGCGTTGAGCACCGTCACCCGCAGCTCCAAGCTGTAGCTGCTGCGGTGGAACTCGCCGGGGAAGCCTCGGCTCAGTTCCCAGTAGAGCGCCGCCCAGTCCGTTTGTTCCCGGCCACTGCCGCCGGCTGCGGCTTTTTTAGGTCGTCCTCGCTCGGGGGCGACGACGGCAGATCTTCCGCCGCCTGCTCATCCTGCGCCAGTTGCCACAGGCCATCAAACAGCGGCTTGGCCATGCCGCGCACCTCCTCGATGCCGAAGCTGCTGCAGCCGGCACACCGCGAGCGCACGATGGCGCAGACGGTGGCCTCCAGGTTGCGCTGCCCAGCCTGCGCATACACCCGCGCCACCTCAGCAATGCGCTCGGCATGACGCAGGCGGATCGCATCAGCTTCCGCTTCCAGCGGGCGCCCCGCAATGGCCGACTCGATGATCTGGAACGCCTCGGTCAGCGAGATGCTTTCCTCTTTGGCGATAGCATCCGCGATCTGGGCGCCACGCACGAAGCTGCTTTGCTCCTCGGCTAACAGCTCGGAGATGGTGGCGCTTTCGCCCACCGTGAGGCCGCCGCGCACTTCCACCTCCAGCACGCCAACCTGCTCATTGCCGATCTGGCGCGTGGCGCGTGGTGCTGGGGGCGTAATGAACGGCAGCATCAGCTCTTAGCGATCTGTGCCACCAGCTTATTGTCCGCAGCCTTGCGCAGGAACGCATAGCGGTTGGCCTGCGTCTGCACCTGAGCGCGTTGGATCAGGGCCTGGGGGTTGGGGGTGGGGGTGGTCATGGCTGGAGGTCAGAGGCGTTAAAACCCAGGCTCAGCAGCCGCTGTTTGCAAAAGTTGCTGTTGGCCCAGTCGTGGGTGGTCAGTAAAGCGACGTCCCAGTTTGTCGTTCTTGTTGTTCCAGCGCTATCTACATATGTCAGCGCCGGCGGATCGCCAATAGGCTGAGCTATTTTGGCAGGGCTAACGCTGTTGCGCAAAATTTTATTGCCATAGGTATACTCTAGGTCGCCAGCAACGTTGTATAGGCTGCTGAGGTTGGCATTAGGCATTTGCGCAAATGCAGCTGTGTTTGAGGGCACAACAAAGCCGGCTTTGTTTTTGATGCCAGCTGCCTGCGGATCAAGGCTATCCGTCTCCCAGCTTGAACCGTAGGCCAGTAGCGGATAGACGGCGGCAGAGTAAGCGTTAAAGCGAAGATTAAGGTTTGAAATTTCGGGATTATCTAAAAATGGGCTGTATCGTTCGTCGGTGCCAAACCATGCTATGTCTGGATTGGTAGGGCTTTGAGGTGTCAGATTAACGCGAGGAATATTAAAGGACCCAGTTTGGCTATTCCAGTAGGCTTGCGCGGCGCCGAAGCCGAAAAAAAGCACGCTTTGAGTAGTGACAGTCACGCCGGCAGTTTGCGTTAATGCTGCCAATAAGCTGCCCGCTGTGCTGGGCAATGTGATTTCGCGCACGGAAGATTGCCCGACAAAGAAAGCACGTTGCGTTGTCCAGCTGTAGGTCTCTGTGCTAAGAGTATAAGCGTTTTCGCGAAAACTTCCAGGGCTACCGTATAAGGATTTTTTTGTGGGAAGCAGAGCAAATGCTACACTACGCAGATACACATAGATTAGAGCCTGCGGACCAATGGGGAATGCAAACTGGCGCTCAGTGACCGAGTAGTTTTGAGTATTAAGGTATCCATTTAGGGTAAAAGTATGAGAGTACAAATTTGCGGCATTAGGAGGCGCAGGTAATGGTGTGTTTAGACCTGCTAGATCTGGTGGCGTCGTCTGGTATGTGTCCGTCAGCTCCAACCATTGCGTGCCGTCTAAGCAGCCGAGCCGTGTCAGAAATCTGTAGCCATAGCTTGTTTGGCTTGAGCCATTTGACACAAGGTTAAACGGCTCAGTGGCGGCCGTCCAAAGCCAAGCGTTGCCAACGCCGGCCAGCTTGCCAAAACGAGATGCCGCCGGCTCATCGCGGCGCAGGGGGTCGCGGAACGGGACGCCATAGAGCGGCTGGCCATCGGGACCGATGCCTTGCTGGGCGCGGGTGGCATCGCGCTGGCGCCGCGCTTCTGCCTCTACCTTGTTGCGATTCTGACCCTCCAGAAACCCCAGGCGGTTCGCCTGCGTCTGTTCCCGGCTGCGCTGCAGCAGCGCCGCTTGATCAACGTTAATGTTGATGCGGGTGGTCATGCGTCGTCTTGGCTAAACGTGATGCGGTACGTCTGCGTCTGGCCGGGTGACAGCGTGATGTTGGGGCTTTCCGTCACTAAACTGTGGATGTAGGTCTCACCGTTGAAGTAAATCACCACCGTGTCGTAGCTGTAGCTGGTGCTGCAGCTGAAGGCCGCATCAATGTAGGGCAGCTCTTGGCGGGCCGTGGTGGCGTTGTAGGTGCTGGTGCCGACCGTGGCGCTGAAACGCGCATAGCCGGTGCCTGTGGTAGACACCTCCTGCGCCTGCCAGTTGGTCACGGTGCTCTCGGCGGTGTAGCCGCTGGCGCCTGCGAGGCAGAGCATCACCCGCAGCGCTTTGCCCTCAAAGCAGGCTGCCGCTTGGCGTTTCAGCTCCTTGGTGCTGATTGTTGTGGTTTGCGCCATCGGTTAGGCCACCGTGAAGTTCAAGACGCCGCTGGCGTTCCAGACGATTTTGAACTGGGCGGTGTCCTGTGCGGTCTGCGTGCCTCCGAAGTCCACGTAGGCAAGCGGTGGATCGCTGGCGTCCGTGTCGTTGTAGATCACGGCGGCAATGGCGCTGAGCGCCGCGCCGGTAGCGGTCCAAGTCACGTCATCCGCGTCCCAGGTGGCATCGTTCGTGGTGCTGGTCACGCAGGTGACGTTGGCCAGCGTGGCGCCGCCGGCGGTGTAACCGGTGTTGCTGACTTCGGTGCCACCGGTGGCAGCCAGCGTGGTGTGGGTGGCATCAAAGCCGCCGGCATTGGCGCTGAGCAGCTTGACCTTGTAGGTATCGCCTACAGCATTGCTGCCATCGGCAAAGCGCTTGGCCGTGTGGTTATACAGGCTGACAGTGATGGCCATGGCGTTAGCGTGCTAGGGCTAGGTTGCCTGGGCCATGTCGTCAATGGCTGAGTTGTAGATCAGGGATGCCATGGTGCGCTTGCGCTGGGGTCAGCCTAGGCGTCGGGGAATGCCGCTGATTGAACTGCAAAATCCTCCACATAACGAGCGACGCCTTTGGTCACTCGTAACTCATCAACCCATCCACGAAAATATCGGCCTGTTGTTGAGCTGTCGCCAATAATCAAACGGCTTAGGTTGATTGCGTCGCTTGAGAAGGCGGCGCCTATGATTGCGCCATCCTTAAACGCACGGCAAACGCTTGACTTTCGAGTCACTGCGATGTGATGCCAAGTCGAGGCGGTCAGGGTAAATGACGTGCCAATTAGCAGATTTGTCAGGCTGCCTATACTGATTTGAGCGTTGCTAGTGCTGGGGCGAATCATAAATGTTGCTTCGCTGTTTGCACATAGCAGTGTGTCAAGCGTGCCTGTGCTTGCAGTCTGTTTAGCCCATAATTCAATCGTAAAATCGCCAGTGCCAAAGTTTAGACCTGCAATGCTGGTTCCGGTGCGGAGATCACCGCCAGTTGTAAAGTTGCCGGATGCACCACCAAAAACGCTATCGCCAGTGCCGATCGTGACAGTGCCGTCGTTGACTGTAAATGCAGTCGCACTTGTGCTGGAATCTGTGAATGTGGTGCTGCCGTTTGTGCCGTCAAAGTGCAGCAATAACGTGACAGAAGACCAGTATGGGTCACTAGCGCCGATAGGCCATCGTGATACTTGACCCTGGCCAATAGCCTGCTCTGTCGGTGTCCAAACGCCTGGGGCTTGGTATGGCCCTGATTGTCGTGGTTTGCCTAGTAGCCCGCCGTTGCTGCCAAGCATTAGGTGATTTCCTCGTAGCCAATGACCAACTCCAGGTCGCCGGTGGCGCTGGCCAGTGCTCGCAGACTGTCGCCTTCCTCCAGGTAGATGTACGCCTCACGGGTCACCAGCACCTGCGTGGCATCAGCCGGCACCGTGATGGTCTTGGCTAGGTAGAAATCCGTGGTGCCGTTGTAGTAGCTCAGGCTGATGTCGGCCGCTGCGGCGCCGTCCACGTTGGCGCAGTAGACCGAGTTGATCTTGAGCACCTTGCCGCTGGCGGCGCTGTTGGTCAGCGCTGCAGCCAGGCTGGTGGTCACGGCGTAGCCGTCCGTCTTGCCCGTGATCGTGGTCGGAGCCTTGAGATTCGGAGCTGCCATACGTCGCGCCTCTTACCCAAGATTGCCGGCGTTAGTCCGCCCACCAATCCGGGTAGATCGACTGCTCCCAGCCGTAGACCTGGCGGTAGTAGCTGCTGAAGAACGTGTCGGTGTCGGGGCCGGCCTGCTCTGGTGCCACACCGGCTAGGTTGATGGTGGCCAGCGGCACCGCGACAGTGGCGCCATCGGGCCCCACTTGCTCAGGGGCCAAGCCGGCCACCGCCACAACTCCGGCAGGTGCCGCCACCACAGTGCTTTGCTGCACAGCCGGGGCGATCCCTGTGAGCGCCATGCTGTTGACAGGCACGTTCACGACAACGCCAAGCGCCACGGCTGGGGCATTGCCAGCCACGCTGACCACGGCCAACGGGGGCTCCACCTTCACGATCTTGCTGACCACGAGCTGCGTCAGGCTGGTAATTGCCAGCTCGGTCTGCAGCGCCAACGCATAGGGCAGGCTCTGCACCTCCACGCGGGTGGTGGTATCGGCCGCCAGCAGCGGAGTGAGCAGGGTCGTCGGGACAGGCGTATAGGCCGGATACGTCACAGCAGGATCCGTGCCTCGATCCACCCATGAACTGCCGTTGTAGACCCAGAAGTGCAGCGTATCCACAGCTTGCACGCCGGTGCCGCTGGTTGCCGTTGGATAGGCGGTATTGAGAGTGGTCTGTGCATTGGCGCCAACCGTGGCGATCTGGCCCAAGTAGATGGTTGGGCGGGTGTCCGTTACTGTCAGTGCAGGGGCGGTATAGCTGATGCCGGCAGCAACGGGAAACCATGCGTTACCCATGTTGCCCTGCGCACCGCCTGCTAGCAGGCAATCGGCAGTTGCCACAATGCCGTTGGCGTCAAAGGTGTAAGTGATAGCGGTGGGCATGAAGCCGCCACCAACGCCACCTATATCAATCGTCACGCCAGTCATGGGCAATGGTGGCAGGCTTTCCGGTGGGGTGGTCACAGACACACCGCATCGCAGCCCCAGCATGTAGTAAAAATAGTTCTTCAAGAATTTCCTTGCTTTTTTGCCCCTAGCGTCTGCATGAGAAATTACTTCATAGGTGCCGCCCACCTTCTTGAAAGTATCGTCGTATGCGTAGGGAATTGAGATGGTTTGCTCTCCAATTCCGGTTCCGGTCCGCAGCTCCTCAGACCCTTGCTTGGATTCTGCGCCTTGAGCGGTGCGCTCTCCTTGCGGGGGGCGTTGCTGAAGAGCTACCTCGCGGCCTGAGTTGATTTCTACGCTGGTGCCAAGGCGCTTAACAACCTGCGCATTGACAAATAGGGTGTTGGCGGCGGTCTCGTCAAAAGGAAAGCGCTGACTAATCTTCTGCAACGCGTCAGCCAAGATTTGTTGTCCTTCTTGCGTATAGGCATGGCATAGGTACTGCTCCGTTAGCGCTTTGCTGAGCTGCTGCCCTTGCGCTCCTTTTGCTGTTTCGTAGGTGCGGACTTCGCGGCGTGCCACAAATCGCTGATCAGGGTCGCTTCCAAAGTCATACTTGACGTTGGCCTCACCGGCAAAGGAGTAAATCGGCGTCGAGGCCGTCAGCCGTAACACGGGCTCCTCGGTCACAGTCTCCTCGCGCTCAATCTCCTCGTAGCCATCTGGATACGTTGTCCCGTCAAAAACAGACGGCGCTTGGACTTTATAGGCAAATGCCTGCGTGGTGATCGTGCTCACCGGGGCCGAACCTTCTGGAGGTGTAATTTGCGAGTAGGTCAGACTGCTGCCGAGACTTGTGCTGGCAACATACTTGTTGGCTATGTGCTGGATGTAGCCAGGCGCAACTTCTGCCACGATGCTGCGTTCCGTTGTCTTTCGCGTAACGACGCGATCATAGGTGTCGTAGGTCGTTTCAACTAGCGTGTACGGCGTATAGGTGTACTTAAACGAGTCAGGCACATCCCACACCGCAGTGCCGCCGAACCTTGGCTCAACGGGGTTGTCAATGGTAATTGTTGTCGGGAGGCCGTAGCTTTCCTGCTTTTCCCAGTTCAGCTTTTCAACGTCTTCTTCCTCGTTTTTGGCGAGGGTGCGATAGTTGTATGAGGCAATCAGCTTTAGCGGCGGGACTTCACCAATGCTGAGTGGGCCTATGTCTATCAGGCTGGTGTTATCAATACCCTGAGACGTTGCGCTTGTCAGGGGGTTGTGATCTTTAACCTCCAGTTGCTCAGTGGTTTTCATGTATCCGATTTTTCCTTCGGAGTACAGCAAATCATTTAACGCGTTGACGTATCCGCCGCTTAAGTCAAACGCAGCGACGCTGAATTCGTTGCTTAGATCTGGATTGCCATTGATGCCTAGTTTTGAAATGATTGCGCTCGCAATCAAATCAGCGCTCAACGGCAGCGTGACAGCATCAGCATCGGAGTCAGTCAGGTTAGAGTCAGCGGCCGTTAAGCCGTCCTTGTAGGTAAACCGCTTATTTTCTGCATAGTTTCGCAGCATGGTGAGCCGACAACCGATCTCAATTTCCGTGACTCCCTTAGTTGGATCCACGCTAAAGCCGATGACCAACAGCCCACGCTGAATCTGGCGCCGCACTTTTGACGGAGTTACTGACGCAGCTTGCAAATAGTATTTATCGTATTTGATATCTACAGGTTGGCCAATGGAGGGACGCACGCTGCCTTTGACCTTTATATTGCCCCTAACGAATATCAGCCCAGCGTTGGCCGCTTGCGAATCCGAGATTGAACCGCTGATGATTTCTACAGGTACGGCGTTAATCGTACAGATCAGCTTGGCGCGGGTGTCCAGCAAAATATTGTCCATTAGATCACCTGGATGGCGTTGAGCTGGACGGTCCAGCGTGTTGACTTAACGCCACCGCTGATGATTACCTCAGCACTAAACGATGGGGCGCTTATGGGGAACCATGAGTCCACCGTTGGGGCGCCAGAAATGCTGTAGTCATACCAAGCCAAAACGTCGGTAGCGGTTTTGTTGCTTTCTTGGATGTAGCCGTCAATCTGGCGCAACTTGTGGGCAGCGTAAGGTCCGGTGAGATAGGTTTTGCCGAGTGCCGTCAACTGAGCGCTAGGGCCGTCCTGTCGCGTCTCCAGCGGTTTGGTGAGAACAATGGTGACGGTGTTATCTGATGGCCAGGTCAGGGCCACCGTTCCCAAGCTGGGCACCAGCGCTTCGCTGCCCTGGCGCTCCTTCTCCTTGCTGCGCAGCAGCACCGCCAACGCCTGCGCCGCATCCACCAGCGTGGCACTGGCGCTGATGTAGGCACCCGCCTGCTCACCGCTGGGGGGTTCGGCAAACCAGCACGCCAGGCTGCTGACGCTGAGGCCGTTGCTGCTGGTGATGCTCAGGCTGACGGTGGTGCCGACGCTGGCGCTGCTGAGCGTGTCGGCATCGGTCAGGCGGGTGTTGCGCCAGCTGTTGTACTCGCTGACCAACGCCTGCCACTGGCTGCTGGTGAGCAAGCCGTTGATGCGGAACGTGCGGGCGGTCAGGCCGGTGCGGGCGTCGCCCTCGTAGCCGAACGGCTGGGCGGTGAGGGCGTTGGTGCTGAAGCTGCCGATGGTGATGGTCATGGTCAGAAGGCTCCGTTGACGGCATCGCCGTAGACGCTGGCCTGGCCGTTGGCGGCGACGTTGACGTTCACCGCCCAGTCTTTGCCCGTCAGTCCATTGATTGCTGCAAGCAGCTGCCCGTTGACTTGGGCTAGGTCGGCGGTGTTCCTGCTGAGCGCCTCCTGCAGGTTGGAGACGTTCTGGCCCGCCAGATCCTCACGCTTGACCTGCTCGATGAACTGCCGCACCGAGTCAACGACGCCGCTGGTGGTGCCCCGGAACTCCGGTGCTTGGGCACCCGTCAGCTGCGTGAACTTCGCCTGTGTCTCACGGAACTGCGGCAGCAGCGACTGCAGCGTGGCCTGCCCGCGCTCTTGGATCTGCTGCTGGTTGAGGTACTGGTTGAGGCCGCCGGGGTCGTTGCGGATGCCGGCCAGCTCCAGCACGGCGCCGCCAAGGTCTTGCTTGAGCTGTTTGCCTGCATCCTTCAGCGCCGTGGCGCCTTCAATCAGCTTCAGGCGGATCTCAGTGGCGGCCACCTTCTGCTCATCCACCAGCTTCTGCAGCTGCGGGCCGTTGTCGCCGCCTTGCAGGCGCAGGGCGTCAATCTGAGCGCCGATGCGGGCGATCTGGTCTTTAGAGGCTTGAACGCCGGCTTCGATCTCCTGGCGCTGCTGGATGGTTTGGCGCACCACGCCGGCTTCAACGGTGGCCAGCTCCTTGGCGGCGGTGATGCGCTGCTGCACGGCCTGCAGGGCCAGCTGGCTTTCAACGCGCTGCTGTTGCTGTTGGGCAATGATCTTCGGGTCAGCCGCCTGTGGCGCCGGGGTCAGCGTTGTGCCGCCCAGCAATGCCGCAAACTGCGCCTTTGCCTTTTTGGCTTCGTCTGCTGCTTTGCCAACAGCATTGCCAACCCCTTCATATCCCTTTTCCAGCAGATAGGCCGCACCACCAGCTGCAGCCAGTGCAGCGGCAAGAACCACCCAACCCTTGGGCCCTTGCAGCGCGAGAACCGCAGCCTGCGCCACGGCCACCGCTTTTGTGGCCAGTGCCCATGCCTGAAATGCCGCACGCACAGCCAAGATGCCGGCGGCAAATGGCAGCAGTGTCTTGCCTAGATTAACAACTGTCTTGCCGAAGTTGGTAAGCGCATCTTGGTTGGTTCTAATGAACTCACGGAACGCAATGAGCCCAGCTGCAACGGTTGAAAGGCTTTCCACCAAGGCTGGGCCGATTGCCTTGGCCGCCTGCGCTTGGAGATTCTGAAATGCAATGCCAATTTGCTCTACTTCCGTCCGGCCTGGCGTCAATGCAGTGGCTAGCCGCTTGGCGGCATTAAAGATGATGTCGCTTGTGATTTTGCCCTCACTGCCCAGATCACGCAGTTTTCCAACGCTTACACCAAGCTCGGCCGCGATTGCTTGAGAGAATGCCGGCAGTTGTTCCAGTACTGAACGCAGCTCATCGCCCTGCAAGCGCCCCGAGGCAAGGCCTTGCTTTAGCTGCAGCAGCGCCGCCGATGCTTCGGCAGTTCCTGCGCCCGAGAGCCGCGCCGCGTTGCTAATCCCGACAAACAGCACCTCAAGCTGCTGCAGGCCAATCCCGGTGCCACGCAGAGCTGCGTAGAGCTGCGCAAAGCTGTTAGTGGCTTCCACAGTGCTGATGCCAAGCACTTGTTGAATGCGAGCCGCTGCCTGCCCGGCCTGCGCCGTCTCTCCGTAGGCCCCGGACAGAGCACGTAGCTGCATCTCACTTCGCTGAGCCTGCTGGCCAGTGCTGATCAGCTGCTGCGTTAGCGCGCCAATGCCGACCACGCCAGCAATGCCGGCGATGCTTTTGAAGGCGTTGGAAAGGCCTTCTCCGATATTGCGCCCAGCCGTCGTTGCTTGCCGTTGCGCCGCTTGTAGGCCTGCGTTCAGCTGCGTGTTGTCAACGCTGACAGTCAGGACTGCACTGCCAAGCTGATCCGCCACGACGCGCCCCTACGTGTCCCTAAGTTGCCGCTCGGCGGAGCAACCTAGGCCATGACAAGTGCTCTCGCCGGCCTCGCCAATGCCACGGCCACCTTCAGCGTGGCCACCGTTGGCACCACCACCGACCCCAACACCGGCAACGTGTTGCCTGTGACTGAAGCCGTCAGCGTCAGCTTGTACTTGCGCCAAGGCGGCGCCACCAGCACCGACCTGCCCGGCGTTGATGCAGACATTGAGGTGTTCGAGGGCTACGCCGTCAGCCCCCAGGCCTTGGATGCCCGCATCAAGCCCGGCACCACCGGCACACTGAGCTTTGCCGGCCAGAGCAGCGCCGACTGCCAGGTGATCAGCAGCCGCTTCCCCTACGGCAGCACCGGCACGATCGGCAGCACGCTGCAGCAGGTGCTGGGCGACAAGATCCGGATCGCTCGCTACCTGCAGAGCTGATGGCAGTTCAGGTCAAGGCCAGCTTCAAGCTGACCGGGTGGAACAGCACACAGCTCAAGCTGCGCGTGCCGGTCATCCTCACTGCCTACGGCAAGGTGCTGGACCAGCAGCTCAAAGAGGAGATCAAAACGCCGCAGTTCGACTGGCCGCGTGAGACGCGTCGCCGCAATCGTTCCGTGGTCAGCAGCCCCCGCGACATTGTGGATCTCGGCGGGTTCTTGCGCTCTCAACGCCGGGACCGGCCCAGCGCCACGGAGTTGCGCTTCACCTGGGATGCCAAGAGCGACAAAGGGTTTCCCTATGCACCGCTGATCCTCACCGGCTACACCACCAGACGCGGCACGGTGGTGCCCGGCCGCAACTGGATCAGACCCGCCCTAGAAGCCAAGCCGCTGGATGCCTTCTTTGCCGCTGAATGGCGCAAGCTGGCACGCGGCGGACTGTAGCCAAGAAAAAAGCGGTCGCCCCAACAGCAACCGCTCCCTCGACTCTCCGCGTCTAGTTTGCTCAGGCGTTCGTCTCTGCGGTCCAGGTTGGCGAGCCGTAACCAGTCAACGTAAAGCTGACAGTTGCCACCTGGCCTGCGGCCACTGACTCCTGAAAGTCTGTGACGAATGCAACCCCAGAGTGGTATTCGGGAGTGCCGGTAGCGCTCATCTCAGGGCTTTCGCGGTACCACTCCACCGTCTGAGTGGTGGCATTCAGGAACGCCGTTTTGAGAATGGAATATGCGGAATCGTTTAAGTCAAGATTCATGGTGCAGGGCACGGTATAGCCCATCCCGGTCACCACGGACTTCTTAAAGCCCAGCGTGCTGTTGTAGTCAATCACGTCGGTGGTATCAGAGCTGCCCTGAATCGGGCAGTCGCTGACGTTGCCCGCCAAGGTCATGCCAGTGGAAGCCGTCGGGTTTGTGCTGGATGTGGTTCCAGCTTTTACGTACAGCTTGTATCCGAGGGCAGCGAAGTAGCCCATTAGTCTGAAATGGCGTGTGCCCTAACTTGCCCTGCCTGATAGCGCTGAGCAAATTTAGCCCAGCCGACCCTGAGCACTTCTTCGCTCAAGGTGTGGAGCAGCACCTGGCCCATAGCAGCCGGCAAGCCTTCTCGGAACTCTGAGTATCCTTCGCACTTCAAATGCCTTGGCACATTTTGAGTCGAATACGATCTAGTCATGTCAAGTGCCGTTTGTTCGACAACCCAGCAGCAAGCCCGCCCCATTCGCTTTTCAAACAAAACCGCCTCGTAGTCACCTCGCCCTCGTCTTTTGACGTTAAACGCAATACCAATCTTCAAAAAAGAAGTGGCCACTTGGGCTAGGTATAAACTGCATTCCCTTTCGGCATAGGCGGGGTCTTGCGCAAAAATCTCCAAGCCATCACTGCACAGATGTTTTGGGCCTATCAACTTGCCCCACTCACGGCTGGTTTCAACCCTTAGGCAGCCACAGCTGCGCGTTCCACAGTTTCTCACCGACACTCCAGAACGGATAACCTCTTGACCGCATTCACAGCGAAAGCGCCAGAGCAGGCGGTTAAACGCCCCTGTTCCCGCTTGCTCAATGGCGGTAAGTCTGCCGTAGAGCCTGCCTCGCATGTCAACGGCCATCCTCTCGCTAGCGGCTTCTGCCTTCAGGCAGCCACAGCTTTTTGTACCGCCGCTTAAAAGCCCTAGCGATGAAATTATTTTTGACTTGCCGCAATCACAGTTGCACAGCCAGGTGTAATTGCCTTGCCTGTTTTTGTCAACACGCTTGACAATCAAAAGCCGCCCAATCTTATGGCCTTCAAGATTTTTGCCCCTTTGCTTGCTAGTGGTTTCCCTTCTTAGGCAGCCGCAACTTTTTGTCTTGTCGGATCGCAACTCTTTTCCAGCCACGACGCATGGTGCCCCGCAGTCGCACAAGCAATGCCATCTAGCCTTCCCGTCCTTGCTGCTAGGGGCCTGGCTCTGGACAAGCAGGCGGCCATAGCGGTGCCCAGCTAGGTCTAATGTCTTTGTCATCAGCCTGCCTCCACAGGTTGGTCACGGATCAGGCGGTTGGCGCCGCGCTGATCCAACCTATTTTAGCCCGCCAACCGTTCCTCTTCCGCTTCCAGCACCTCCCACGGTGTTGGGATGGGCGAGACGTGCAGGTCAAAGCCCTTAACATCGTGCGCAATGCCGGCGGTGGCCAGCAGCGCATCCTTGAGGTCGTTCTTGCTGCAGTTCAGCTCCTTGCACACCGCAGGGGTCTCCCAGCCCAGCGCCATCAGCTTGCGCGCTTGGTTGCCCAGCAGCCGTGCCTTGTGCGTCGCCTTGATTGTCCAGTTGTGGCTGCGCAGGTAGTGCAGCACCTCACCCTGGGCAAAGCTCCAGAAGATCGTGCTCAGCCGGCCCTTGTCCGGGTTCCAGGCCTTGGCCGCCTTGATGAAGGCCATGTCCACGCAGGAGAAGATGTCTTCCCTGGCCAGGCAATGCCCGTACTTGCGGGCGAGCTTCCCGCCAAAGCTCTTGATCAGGCCAATGTGTTCGGCATACATGCGGCCAATGCGGCGCTGCTCTTGACGCGTGAGCGGCTGCGCTAGGTGTGGCTCCGAACGTCGCTTGACGGGAACCTCAAATAGCTGAAGCTGACCGTCTGCAACGCGCATAGCCATACTCTAACTTCGCAGCACCTGCACTGTTCCGACGCTGGAAGTAGAGCCGCTCAGGCACAGGCAGCCCATCACTTGCTTCAGGTGCGGCACCACGTTGAGCGCGTTCTTCGCTTCGGCCTGGCCGGTCTGGTTGAACTCCACGTCAATCACATCCACGCGAGCACGCTTCAGGTTGGCATTGGGAATGCCGGGGATCAGTTCGCTGCTACCGGCGCCGGTGCCGCTGAGCACGTTGCTGTCGCCCAGCAGGTATTCCGCCAGATCAAACGTGGCCTGTTTGATCGGCTGGGGGATCTCGCTGCTGGTGTACGACCAGTCGCCGCATTCGGCATCTGTGCGCGGCCACAGCAACGCCTGCGTGGTGCTGGCCTTGGTGCCGACAAAGGTCAGCTCATCGAGGTAGCGGGTCGCCATGATCAGCGCCCGGCCCTTGTTGTCGGTGCTGGCTGAAGCCCAGCTCAGCGTGCCGAGGTACAGATTCGCCAGGTCGTCAGCGGCTGCGACGGTCAAGTAGCTGTTGGCCGATGCCGAGCCAACGGTGGCGGTGACGGTGACAGGCATGGCGGCACACTCTTGGCCTTAAGTTGCCGGCGGCTTCTTCGGTGCCGACCAGAGCTTGACGGCCTTGTCAAAGCCGATTTCACCGTCCACCAGGCGCTGGCCGAGCTTCTTGCCGAAGATGGCCTGCGCGGTGTCGGGGTTGTCTTTGACCCACTGCTTGGCCGCCACCTTGAAGCTCAGGGCCTGCTCGGCGCCATCGCCATCCGCTGGGCGCTTGGGCGGCACCTTGTTGCCGCTGGGGTCGGTCATGTCTTCGCTGCGCCACTTCCATGGCAGCAGGTAGCAGCGGCAGTTGTGCACTACAATGCCATCAGCCAAATATGCCCCGCTGAGGGTAGAAAAGTCATACACGGGTATCTCATGCCGCGCCCCGATCTCAACGCTGATCACATTGTCCAGCTCTACCAGTCCGGCTTGGGCTTTGCCGAAATCATGAAGCAGCAACGGTGCCGCTTCTACACCATCAAAGCCTGCCTTGACGCCGCAGGCATTGAGGTCAGGCATCGGCCCAAGGTGGACATTGCCGTCATTGTCGAGCTGTACCGATCTGGCTTGAGCGAGAACCAGATCGCCCAACGCCTTGGAGTCGCACGCGGCACCATCCGCAAGCGGCTCATCAAAGCGGGCATCACACCGCGCAGCCAAAGCGAGGCGGAGACCCTCAAGTGGAGTCAGCTCACCCCTGAGCAGCGCCGCAAGCAAGTCGCTAGCGCTAACGAGGCCTGTCGCGGCCGCGTGCATAGCGAAGAGGAACGCATCAAGCGTGCTGAGGTCAACTACGTCCGTCAGTTGCACATCAGCGCCAACGAGCAGCGCCTGGCCGACATGCTTCGCGCACGGGGACTGGCCGTGCAGCAGCAGTTCCCGGTTCACACATGCAATGTTGACCTCGCCGTGCATCCCGGCTCCATCGCCGTGGAAGTCCATGGCGGCGGCTGGCACAGCACCGATTTCCACAGAAGGTTGCTGGAGAGCAAGCGTGAAAAGCTCTTCAGCCGTGGTTGGGCGCTGATTGAGGTCTGGATTGACGCTCGCTACCGGGTTTGGGATGCCGTGGCAGACGAGCTGGTCACCCTCTGTGATTGCCTTGGCCGGCTTCCATCCGTTGGCGGTGAGCACTGGGTGGTTTTCGGTAACCGAAAGGTTCCGGCCGCCATGCGTGCCGATAGTGACGACATTGCCGCTGTATACCGACCGCACCGCAGCGGCAACGCTTCCAGCGATAACGGGCGTATCGCCTAGAACGCACTGCGGATGCGGTGACACCTTGCGGTACTCGGTCGGGAACCGCTTGCCGTCCAGCTTCAGGCAGATCGGGCAGACGTTGGAATCCAGCACCGCTGTCCACACCAAGCCCTCCGGGCCCATCCAGGCCGGGTCCGTCTCGAACTCATAGATCGCCTGCTGCGCCGCGCTGCCCACCTCATGCACGCCGGTGCGAATCAGGGCCTCAACGTTGTTCTCCGTCGTGCGCACCACCGCGTCTTGGTAGGTGGCAAAGGTCTCACCGCCCACATCCGACAAGCCCAGCCGAATGAAGCGCTCAACGCGATCGGCCACCAGTGCCGGCAGCGCGCTGCTCAGCTGCGTGCTCAGCGTCTTACCGGCCACCACGGCATCGTTGACGATGCGCTGCACCTGGGCGCCACTGGCGGCCACGGCGCCCTCGTTGACCAGCTCACCGCCGGCCATGGTGACCATGCGCCGCGCAAAGCCCAGCTGCTGCTCCACGAACGGGGTCAAGGCCTCCTGCAGTGCGGCCAGCTGCGGCACGCCGAAGGAGTCCTGCACGCTCTTGGCCACGGCGGTGACGACCGCCTGAATGGTGCGCTCGCGGTTTGGGCCCACGCTGAGCACACCGCTGCTGCCCATCACCCGCTCGACAGCGATGAGGGTTTGACGCAGATCGCGCAGCGCCTGGCGGATCAGCCGGTCTTCCAGCTTCTTCTGCCGCAAGGCATTGCGCAGGAACTCCTCGACCTGCGCGGAGAGATCAGCCACGCCCTTGGCCTCGGTTCAGCTTGCGCCCATGGCTGGGCTTGCTGTGCTGCCCATTGCCCTGCCGCGTGCGCTTGGGTGGTTGGCGGCGGAACAGCTTGGCCGTAGCGGCAGTCTTGGCTTTGACAGCCATCAGCCGCCCTCGCTGTGGTCACTGAGCGGCTTAGGTTGCCGCCGGCGCTTGGGTGTTGCCGGGGGTTCCTGCAGCTGGCACTGCTCTGCAGCAAAAGAGGCCGCCTCCTGAGAGGCAGCCTCCAGCTGGTCACGCAGTCGCCGGAAGGCGAACAGACCCATCAGCCGCCCTTGCGGTAGAAGACGACCGTGCTGGCCGAAGCCACGCGGCCCAAGAAGGTGGCAGAAGTAGCCGCCGCCACAGTGGCATTGCCGCTGACGGTGACACTGGTGCCGCCCGCAAAGGTGACGGCATGAGTCGCGCTGGCGAGGTTGACGATCGTCACCTCAAAGCACTGACCGACCTTGGCACTGTTGCCCAGCTCGCTGATGATGTCAGCGGCGGTGGCAGTGGTGTAGGTGCGGCCGGTGGTCGGGGTCACGGTGACCACGCTCTCAACGCTTTGGGCAGCGGTGAGGGTGGTGTCAGCGTTGCCGCCAGCCAGAAGGACGTAGCCTTCTGTGGCACGGCCAAAGTTGGCCTGCTCCAGTTCAAAGATGGATGCCATCGTTAGTTACCTCAGAAGTTGGGGTTGGAGACGATGGACACGATCCCAAGGTTCTTGGTCTCGTACACCTGAGTCCAGTTGCCAACGGTCTCCAGCGTGGCGCGGGAGGGGTTGACACCACCAGCGGTGTAGGACATGCCCAGCGGGTGGAACAGGTTGTGCCAGTGAACCGACATGGCATCGCTCAGGGCGAGGATGTCACGGTCGGTTTCAGTCACAAGGCCGGATTGATTGCCGCTGGCCAGAGCGCCAGGGGTGAACAGATAGGACGCATACTGCGTGCCATCGTTGTTCACATCATCCGACACCAGAACCTGCATCCCCATGTAGAAGGGAACGGTGGCGTTGTTGGTGTAAGCACCAGCCACGCTGCCGCCGAACACAGGCGCGATGCCGGTGGTGGCTTCCGTGCCGCCGCCGCGTGCCTCGTCGTTGGTCACGTAGTCAATCGCCTTGCGCTCCACGAGGTCGTAGAACGTCTTGCTGTGCATGGCGATCACGCTCAGCTTCTCGCCTTGGTCGCCCAGGGCAGCGCGAGCTTCAGCCACCTTGCCAGGGCTCAGGGGCACAGCAGTGGCGTTGGAGTCAATCGCCAGAGCTTTCAGCGCACCGGTGGTGTTGCTGGTCAGCGGACCAAAGACGCCTTTGAGGATGGCGAACACATCCTTTTGCTGCTGGTGGCTGATGTAGTCAGCGACCTTGCGGCCGATGGCTTGCATCGGGTCATCGCCAGCGGCGAGGGCGGCCAGGGTGCGCACTTCCCAGGCGCGGCCACGGTGCAGGACCGGGCAGATTTGCTTCTCAGCGCCGATCTTGCCAGGGGTGAGGCTGGCGGAATCGCTCAGCACTTCAGCGTCGCCGCTGAGGTTGGCGGTCCAGGACGGGACGTTTACGTAGTCGCCGCCTTCTGTGGCGTTGAGGATCTCCAGAGGTTGGATCACGCCGCTGTTGAGGAAGGCCGACCGGGTGGTGACAGCCTCGTCAACGTAGGCAGTGAAAACCTCGGGAACGATGATGTCGCTCCGAAGGGTTGCCATGATGATGATTTAAGAGGGGTGGTTGGTGGCCACAAGCCGTTGGGTCAGCACAGCCGTCCCTTTGGCTATAGCTTACCGTTTCGCTTCTGATTTCAACTTGGCGTAAAGGTCGGGGTTGGTCTTGAACAGACGCCCCTGTTCGGTCAGGTTGTAATGCTCAGGGCTAAACGGGTTTTTCATGCCGGCGGGCACCACGGCGGTGCTGCGGCTGCCGGCAGGCGCACCGGTGCCTTGCGGCTTGGGTGCTTTGAACAGCCAGGGTTTCTGCTGCTGCAGCTGGCCCATCCACTCGTCGATCGGCAGCTCTTGGTAACCGTCCTTGTAGACGGGCTCCCCGTTGTCGTTGAGGGTCAGGCTGCTGCTGTGCAGACGCAGCACATCGCTGGGGTCATGCACCTGATCAGCGAGCTTGGCCACCACGCGGGAATCAAGGCGTAGGTTGCGCACCTCACCCTGCAGCTTCTCAATCTGCTGCTGGTAGGAGCTTTCGCGGTCGCGGAATTGCTGCTCGTAGGTCTTGAGGGCGTCTTGGTACTGGCCCTTGGATTCCAGCTGCTGCTGCTCCACCTTGCGCTTGAACTCCAGCAGCTCCTGCACATCCACGCCATCGGGGATCTCGGGGAGCTTTTTCTGGAGTTGCTTTTTCTCGTTGAGCAGTTCTTGGTTCTTGCGGCGCATGGCCTCCAGTTCAGCTTGGAGGGCCGTGGTATCAGAGGCGGACGACTCCACAGGAGTGTCCAGCTGTTCTTCAGGCATGGATTAGCCCACAGGGCTGGATTGCTCCGTAGGTTGCCGATCAACGCTCGGCAGCTCCTGCAGCGCACCCTGCAGCTGCTGCTCTGTGGCCTTCAAGCGCGACTGCTGCTGTGCGGCGGTGGCTTCAATCTCAGCGTCCACGTTGAAGTCGTCGTAGAGCCACTCACCATCAGCCAGCTGGATCAGCAGGGTTTCCTGCGTGATGTCGCCGGCATTGCGCAGCTGGATTAGCTGCTGCACATGCGCCGGCTCCAGCGTCTTGGCCACGAAGTCGTTGTTGACCATGCTGCTGCCGCCTGTAGGCAGGTTCAGGAAGCGAGCGTGAAAGCGCAAGCAGTTGTCAATCAGATCCTGCAGGCCGAGGGCCACCTGCATCAGGGCCGCATCGCCTTGGCTGCGGTCAATCGCCTTGGACTGCGCCGCCTGGTTGGTCATGTTCTGACCGAGGATCGCGGCCAGGCCCAGCTCGGCGATCTGCTTTTCGATGCGCTCCAGCTGCTGCAGCTGGAAGCCATAGCTGGTGCCCTGCGGCTCAACGAACTCAGCGCGAGCATCCACCGGCAAGGCCATGGCCGAATCCGGGCCGGCGGTGATCTCGTCCAGCTCGGCCGGCACGCCGTAGAGGTGGAAACGCGGCACCGCTGCCAGGTGCAGCTGGTTGCTGAGGTCGGAGCCGACGCGGTAGCTCTGCAGGTTGAGGTGGGCGATCTCCTCCAGCGGCGGGGTGGACTCCATGAACGCTGTGCGGTTGCTGTAGGCCACCGCAAAGGGGATCTCATCGAGGGTGGTGGTGCCTTCGCTGATCAGTTCCCAGTCACGGGTGCGGCTGGCCTGCTTGCGGTACAGGCGGAACGCACCGGGTTCCAGCACGCGCACCTGCTCCACCAGCTCCTCGCCAAACTCGCCGTAGGGCACCACCACCCGCTCCAGCAGGCGCAGCTGCGTCAGCTTCTGCGTGCCACCCACCACATCGGTGCGCCAGCCGAGGATGTCTCGCGGGGTGTAGCCCACCCAGTACGGGCGGTTGAAGTCCTGCACCGGGCTGTCGTCGCCCTCGTCGCCTCGGGGGAAGTCCACCAGCACGCCGACGTGGCCGTAGCGGATGCAGGTGCGGGCCAGCTGGTTGGCGTAGACGTTGAGGTCATTGCCCTGCAGGTCCACATCAAAGAGCTGCTCGCTCATCACATCCGGCACGTTGTCGAGGCGGACCGGTTTGCGGGTCAGCATCCCGGCCAGCATCTGCTCAGTGCGCGCCAGGTACGGCGGGCAGACGGACCGCAGCAGGCGTGCCCGGTAGGCCTCGTCGGATTCCTTCGGCTCCTGCGGCAGGTAGCGGCGACCAGCGGCCTGCAGCTGCAGCGTGCCGCCAGTCAGCTCCTCAATCAGCTCCCAGCGGGGTTGCATCCGCTGCCAGGCAATGCCGGGATCGTGAACCTTCAGATCCTGCAGGCTGAGGATCGGGGTCAGATCAGTGGCAGCGAGCGTATGCACAGCGCTTTTTGCCTAGGTTTCCGATCAGTAGAGCCGCAGGTTGCGCACCGCCTTGCCGGCCGAGGCCTTCCACGGTGCCACCGGGTCGTAGACGCCGATGATGCCGTAGGACAACGCATCCCAGCCGTGATCGTGGCCTGATTCCTTGTCCGGCATGTTGGTGCCATCCTTGAAGGTCAGGTTGCGCAGGCTCTTGATTGTCTGCTTACAGCGTGGGTGGATGAACAAGCGGCGGTTGCCGTTGGCATCGCAGACCATGGCGTTGATGGCATTGCGCTTGTCGTCCTGCATGTAGGGGCGCTTGTTCTCCGACACCCAAAGCCCCCGCTGACGGAGGATGCCATGGTCGGTCTTGCCGCCGGCTGAGGTCTTGCGGGCATGGCCCGTGGGGTCTGGGTAAACGCGGATCGTGCGGTCGGGGTAGCGGCGCAGCAGCTCCGAGGCTGCTTCATCCGTGTGCGTCTCACGAATGTGGATCTCGTCGAACGCATGGAACTGGTTGCCGACCTTCTGGCCGATGATCCAGTGCATCGGTGAAACGTTGAAGTCAGCGCAAACGATCAGCTCACCGCCAAGGTCTTCCAGGTCGTCGCGGATGTTGTCGTCGTTGAAGTCAGGGACAACGCGGCCGACGAGGTTGACAAAGGAGGCCTCGTATTCCTGAGAGAAGGTACGAGGGTCAAGGGTGCGGCGGGCAGCCTCGATCTCGTCAGCGCTGACCTGGCCACCTTCGAGGGTGTTGAAGGTGAAGCAAGAGGCTTGCGGGTCGTCGTCAGCAGCGTCCCAGGCTTCAGCGAACCAGTTCAGGCCGGCGGGTGTGGTGGTGAACCAGGCAGGGCCCTGCTGATCCGAGAGGGCAGGGCGCAAGACCATGGTCCAAGCGTCTTCGCGGACGTAGGCGGCCTCATCAATGACGCAGCCTGACAACGAAATTCCGCGCAGGCGGTCTGGGTCTTCGGCGCCTTTGAGGTAGATGGTGCTGCCGTTGGCAAGGTGAACCGACAGTTCGGTTTCGTTCTTGCGGTCAAAGACCTCGGGCGGGACCATCTGCTTGAGCTGCACCCAAGCGATCTGCTTCGCCATGCGGTAGGTGGGCGCGACGTAGTAGAAAAGGCCGCCGGGGCGCTCCAGGCCCCAGTTGATGAGGCGGGTGAGGGAGAGGTAGGTCTTGCCAAAGCGACGGCCAGAGCAGAGGTAGGTAAAGCGGGTGTTGGCGTCGTAGACGGTGCGCTGGGGGTCGGTGAGAGAGGTGTAAAGCTGCTGCTGAAGGGCTGCAAGGCGGTCGGCGTGCGCCGTTGGCTGCATGAAAGCACCGACCAAGGCATTAGGCGCGACCTCGTAGTTGAGACCCAGCATCAGGTCATTTCAAACTTGAGAAGTGAGGCCTGCGCCTTGAGGTACTGAAGAGCTGCCAGCCGGTTTTGCGTGGTTACCCGGTCGTCGCGGTCATCAGGGTTCAGCTCTTGCCACATCCAGTCCTGCATCTCGGCAACAGCCTGCGCCAGCCACTCGGGCCGTGCAACTTCAAGGTCGCGGTCTAGCAGCTTGCGAGCCTCTGCAAGGTAGTTGTCTGCGGTTCTATCGCTTACTCCCCACTTTTTTGAAGCATGTTGAACGATGCGAAAACGTGAGGCGCCTTTAACCAAAAGGCGATAGACCTCATGAATCCGCTGTATTTTTTCGTGCTCGGAGGTCTTAACTGCCATGGCCGGAGTTTAACCGGAAGCGGGCATCAAGAGGATGCCGTCTGCCGCGAGGATGTTCAGTCGCAGTTCGGCATCGTCCAAGTTGTCGGCCCAGATGCTGGCCATGCGAGGGTTGCGCTCAGGGTCTACGCGGTAGAGGAAGAGGTACTGCCCCTGCAGGGGGTGAATGGCCGAGGAGGGGATGAAGGCACCCGTGAGCTTGAAGGTGCCGAGCAGGTTGATGGCGATGTGCTCCGCATCAGCAAAGGTCACGTCCAGATCAATGACCAGGCCGAACGGGTCACCGTCAAAGGGGTGGTTAGCGACGATCGACCACGGCTCCATGGTCCTGGCGTTGTGGTTAGGTTGCCGAGAGGGGAATGATGGTGATGAGGGCTCCGGGGTGCTCGGTGCCGACGGTGTAGCGCTTGGTGTAGGAGGAAACGGCAATGCGGGCGTCATCTTGAAGGAGGCCAGCATCGACCAGAGCGTCTTCAGTAGAGCGCAGGCACTTGGAGCCATCGGGCTTGACGGAATGGAAGGCTGGAGCGGTGGGGCGCAGAGCGCCTTTGCTGGTGTAGTGGGACTTGGGACGGGGGAAGAGGAAGACGCAGGAGAGGGAGACGGGGCCGAGGATGGTGGGATGGTTGAGGTTGACGGCGGCCTGCTGCACCAGGTAGCGCCAGGGCTTGAGGTTCTTGCAGGATTCGACCATCACCCCGTTGCCTACGTGCCGCTTGCTGCCCTGAGGCTGAGGCGCCATGCCGGCCACGGTGAAGGTGATGGCGCTCATGCCTTGGGTTGCCGCACTTCCCAGAAGCTGGTCTGCTTCACCTCGGCCTCGCCTAGGGCGATGGCGAGTTTCTCGGCGGCCTTCAGCTGCTCACGCTGGTCGCTGATGTGCTCCGGATAGGTGTACGACTTGCGGATGCGACGGGTGATCTTGTAGTCGTTCCATTCCATTGCTTCCTCTGCTTCACCCGCTTCCACCAGTTGATCCAACGCGTCAAGGAGTGTTTGTCGTCTCGCTTGAAGGGCCTTTTCATGCTGGGCCAGCTCGGTCAACTCCTCCAGTGTGGCGTCAAGTGAGGGCGAGGATGATGAGGCCGGCGATGAGCAGGCAAGACCAGAGGAAGAGGATGGCGTCAGCGTGGCGATTGAGGAAGCTGCGGCGGGTGGTGCGGTGCGTGCGGCGGGCATGACGAGTACGGCGACGGGTGAAGGTGGGCAGGGAGGGCTCAGTCCTGATCGACGCGGATGACACGGAAGGTGGCGTCGGGCCAGAGGTCGTGAAGGTCGGCAGCGAGGCGGGTGGCACGTTCGTGTTGTTCAAAGACATTGGCGTCAGGGTTGAGGGGTGAATCAAGGAGGGGAAAGTTGGATGACCAACCAGCGGCGGTGAGGGATTGGATGGCGTAGGTCATGGCTGCTTCAGGCAGGCAATGAGTTGGGTGCCGGGGTGATTGCGGAGGAAGGCTTCAGAGACCTGTCGCTCGTTCCAGGTGGACGGGGCGATGAGGGTTTCGGTGACGGGCTGAAGGCTGTAGTCGGTGCCTTGGAGCGTGCGGACCAAGTTGAGGTCGAAGGCGGAATAGAAGGTGACGAGGAAGCTCATGGCGTTGGCCTCCAGCCGTTGCGGTAGGCCAGCTCAATCAGGTACTGGCGGGAGTGACTGAAGAAGGGGAGGGAACGGTCTTCGAGGTACTCAATGGCTGACTCCTCGTGGATGTCGTCGGTGATGGCCTCGTCGAGGAGGCGCTGCAGCTCGTTAGGCCTAGTCATCGCGGCCATCCTCAACGGCGGGGAAGCTGATGCGGTTCATCCAGTCCGGGTCGGCCTCGTCGTAAAACCAGTCCAGCTCCTGCTGCAGCCTGGCGGGCAGCATGAGGAAAAGCGTGCCGTCGTCGTCGCGCCACTGGCAGAAGCCAGCGTTGTAACCAGTGGTGAGCAGGGAATCTGAAACCAGCTGCTCCACCGTGGGGGTGGTGGTCATGGGTGAGATGCGGAGGGTCGCCCCGTTGCTTCTGGATCGTAGGCTAGCCTGACGCAACCGTCAAGGGGGGCTAGCGGAAGGGGTGCCGGGATTCCGATGGGCCGCATGCCCTGTCCTGATTCCCCGCGAGGGTCTTGTATTCGGACCATCCCGGCAAGCCAATGGTGCCATGGGATGAGGGCCCAGAGGGCTAGGCGCGGCTAATCAGCGCCTAGAAAGCCCGGAAGCGCTGGATGTACTGCTCAAAGACATCAGCCCAGCCATCCAGACACGCCTGCGGCTCAAAGCCCTCGGGGACCATCTGGCCCGGATAGGCCCAGAGCGCCAGGTTGCGCGTGGGGTTGAGCTGGTAGCTGTCGATCACGGCACGGGTGCCGGCACCGAGCTGGGGCCGCACGTCCTGTTTGCCGCTGCCGGGCTTGCTCTTGGTCTTGAGATCGACGATGCCGTGGCCGCCCTTGTGCCAGCGCACGATCACGTCGAGCGTGCCGGCCCAGTTCTGACGCATGTCGCAGACGGTCAGCTCGGAGGCGATCACCTCACAGTGCTGCCAGATCTGATGGTCAATCAGCGGGTACACCCAATCGGCGTAGTCGCCGCAGTCATCGGCCGAGGGCCTGGTGCCGGTCTTGAGCCAAGACTCCAGGCAGGCATGGACGGTGTTGCCGCGAGGTTCCCAGCTGGAGCGGTACGCCTCAATGTTGGCGCGGTCGGCATCGGTGAGGGTGACGGCCCCAATCACCTGCGTGATCGAGGCGGGGAAGGTGTGGCCGGTGTCGGTGCGGCGATACGACCAGGTGGCGTCATCGCGGGTGATGGGGAGAGGGGTGAGCCAGGTCATGAGCGCACTTTCCAAACGGTGTTGCGGCGTGCGTGAGAGGTGACGCGGGTGCTTTTGGCAATGCGGCCGGTGTCCTGCAGGATTCCGGCCTTGACCAGTTGGTTGGTCAGGCTGCCCCACGCGTTGTGGTGATGGGGATGGATGCCGGCTTCCTCGCAGAGGCGGCGCATTTCCTCGGCCAGCACCTCCTGGCCAGCCAAGCGGTCGAGGATCACGGCCTTGGCCGCTTCCATGAAGGCCACCCCAGCATTGCGACCAACCACGGCAATGCCGCAGTCGCGTGCCGCCTCGCTAGCCCTAGCGGAGTAGTCAAACAGGGGGCCGAGGCTCACCATGGCGCCTCCTCCAGCGGTTGCTCCAGCGTCAGCGGCAGCTCTGGCGCTTCGGCCGGGGTTGGGCCCACGGTCGGGATGAAGTCGCGGGGGTCGCTGATTGCCACGGCCTCCTCCGGGTCAGGGTCGCGCAGCAGGTTGCGGTAGGTCTCCGGGTTGCAGTGGGCAACGGTGGGGTAGTCGAAGTGCTCCATCTGGCACCGACCGGAATCCACCAGGCGCTGCAGCAACTTGCGCGCTGCCAGCTCGGTGCTCACGCGTTTCAGCGCCATGACGCCACCTGCTCGCGCTTGTGCTCCTCGTAGGCCAGGGGGTGCAAGACAAAGCGGCCGGGGGTGACGCCTTCTATCGGCGGTGTGTAGGTGCAGTAGCGACCGTGCTCGTCGTAGCGGCCCAGTGGGTACGGGTAGGCGCTGCGCAGCCGCGAGGCATCCAGCTGGTTCAGGGCCGCGTCAATGGACTGGGCGCTGATCGCCTTGTAGTCCGGGGCCGTGCCCTCGCGGGCCGTGATCGAGACGGTGGCAAAGACGAAGTGATTGGCCGCTTGGGGTTCGTAGAGCTTCATCTCAGAGCATCCACGAAGGCTTGGACGACTGCGCAGGTTGCTCCTGCTCCAGCAGGGCTAGGTAGCACTCGTCTCGCAGCCAGCGGAAGCAGTCGGGCATGGTCACGGTGAAGCCCCGCTCAGAGCGCAGCTCGCGCTCTTGCAGGGCCAGGAGGGCCTGCACCGCTTTCAGCAGGTCATCGGCCGTGTGATCGGTCACGGCTTCAGTCCAGGCATCCAGCGCCAGAGGCTTGGACTGCTTGCAAGCCTTTACAGGGAGACTCTGGTAAGCGCGCCAGAAGGCTTCAAATTCAGGGGTATATTCAGGGCGCTTTTTACCCTGCTTTCTACCTTTATATGGTTTAGGTTTATTTTTTTTTGGTTCAAGAGGGACCCCAAAGCCAGGATCCAAAAGCCCTTGCTGCGTAGGCAACCCTTGCTTGACCTGCTCCTTTGGCAGGTCTTGCATAGATTGTTCTACAAGAGAACTGGTTCCCGCACCGACACGGTAGGCGCGTACTGTAGCTCCCCCTGTCAACTGCTGTTCAAGCAGCAGGCAGAGAAAGCCCTTCCTGTCTAGATAGTTGGGCTTTGCGGCGTCGATCCTGTCCAGCAGGTCGGCCGGAATCGTGAAATTGAGCTGTGGCACGGGCGGTAGCTGAAAGTATGAGCCGAGGCGCTGAGCGGTAGCCCTCGGCTACAGCAGACACTAGCGGCAGCTAGCCGCAGATCAAGAGCACTAGCGCCGCATCCGCTGGGTCCCATGGATCCCGCCCTGCTAGCCAGAGGTCAGACACGAAAAAGCCCCGGCTGGGGCCGGGGCACTAGGCGGCCTTGTTGGGCCAGCGCTTGTGGATCGGTGGGTCGCCTTCCATGGCGTCCAGGGCCACCTCCAGCAGGTGGGCGGCCAGATTGCTGGTGCTGCGGCCCTGCTCATCGCTGAGCCGCTGCAGGCGATCGACGACGGAATGGGAGACAGTGATGCTCACCCGCTTGGGCTTACGCATCATCAGTGCGGAGTTCGGAGTCATGGCGGAGAGGGGCAGCCGACGGCTAGCCAACACCTGAACGCTAGGCTCCGCTAGCGGCTAGTGGAGGGATGCCGCAGATCTGCTTCACGCGCCCACCTGGCGCTTGGCCCGCTCCAGTGCCGCCAGCGCCTCATGCAGATGCAGGGCGAACTGGTGCAGCTCGGGCTCCAGACCCTGCGGAAGCGCATAGAACTGGCGGGCATTGATCAGGCAATCCAAGGCAGCGGTCACGCCGGCGCCGAGGGCCTCGTATGCGGGGCCGTCGCTGCCGAGCAGTTCAGCGAGGGTTGCGCGGCTGATCTGCTGCGCAGAAACGGTGAGGATCGCAGTGTTCATGCGGGATCTCGGGGAAGTGGCAGGATGCCTACCCCATTCAAATAGGGCAGGCTACCCACTACCGTAGCCTATGAGCCACGAAAAGCGCAGCGATGAAAAAAGCCCTCTCGGGGGGGGGGGGGGGGGGGG